ATGGAAGACAACGGAATCCTGGAGCAAGTCCCCGGCCTGCACGTGTCCGAGGCCAAGCAGTCGCTGCCGCCCGCCGCCACCGCCGAAGGTCGGGACTGCCCGGTGGAGATCGACGCAGGCCATGCCGGCCGCGTGCGCCTCTTCTTCCGCAAGCAGAAGGCCAAGCGCGGAAAGTTCAGCCACTGGTTCTGGGTGGCGGTACGGGCTGAGCGGGCTTAGGGCGCGACGCCCAGGCCGCGGATGTAGCCCTGCAGACCGTTTACCTGGTCTGCCCATCGAGCAGCATCTTTTCCCAGCTGCTCATATCGTCCGACACACGACCCAATAATTCCGATCCAGTCGGGGCCGGTTGCATCAGGTCCGCCGCCGGCGCCGGTAGTCTCGGCGCGCCGCTGGGCAAGCTGGCGGAGCAGCCCGTCAATCCGGCCACGCTGAGCGGCAACAGTTTTTTCAGCAGCTTCTCGCGCCAGGACGGCGCCGCGGTGTTTGGCATCAGCACGGTCTCTTTCCTCCTGCCAGGCGCGCTCGATGGCAGCCTGGCGCTTCTCGATTTCTGCCTGGCGTGCGTCACCGCCCGCCCGGTACTGGCCGGTGCCGTACCAGCGCACGCCCAGGATGACGACCACTACCAGTGCGGCACCAATCAGGTACGGCGCCGCGGCGCGCAGCAGCGGGTTCATGGCCGCCCCTTCCAGTCGCGCGGAATCTGGAAGTGCGGGCCGTCCTTGAACGACTTCCAATCGCCACCCCACTCCACTGGCACGCCCAACTCTGAGGCGCACGCTTTGATCACCGCGGCCAAGTCGGCAAACGCTTGCCAGTCGTTCCAGGGAATCCCACCGCCCACCAGCGGCGCCAGATCAACGGCGTGGCCCAGACCGTCGGCCTGCGGAAGGTGGTAGCTGTTCATGGTCTTGCTGGCGCCGCGCTCGACATACTCGCGCTGCTGCGCGACCGTCCGGACACCCTCCACCACCGTGAAATCCACCGAAGTCCGCTGGATGGCCAGCTTCACGACGGCGATCAAGTCAGGATGAACGCCAACCAGACGCGTCAGGCTTCGCTGAGAAAGTTGGAACTGGCTCATTTCGAATCACCTCCCAGCTTGAACGAGATGAGCCGGCGCGCCGCCAACTCCAGAACCTGCTCACCCAGGATTCCCAAGCCCGCGCCCGCTCCGATCACCACGACCTGAGGCGCGTCCGGAAACGGGATATAGATCAGCGCCGCCACCGTGCCCAGGGCACTGCCCAAAATCGTCCGCCCCAGCACAACCCGCCACGACAGCTTCTCCTGACTGGTCAGCGCCCGTCCCACGGCGATCAGGGCGCCCATACCCGCCAACCAGGCGATCGTCTTTTCAAAATCGTTCATCGCGTCCCCTATAGACGAAAAAAAGCCCGCCGAAGCGGGCGGGTTATGCGGCCTGGTCGGGTCGCTCCGGCCATACAAAGTCACTCGGGTATCCCGGTTGCTGCTCAATGCGATTGAGAGCGACGCGATAGCGTTTCCACGCAAGCAGCTTGGCGTCCTCTTCCTCCGTAGCCACGCCAAGATCAACCGCGTCCTGCAGCGGAGCAATGCGGGTGGCCGCGTCCCTCAGCAAGCGGTCGCGCTTAATCAAAGCCGCCGCCGCCAATTGCTCAGCCGTGGGCGGCGGCGGATCGGCCAGCATCGGATGGCCGTCCTCACCGGCAACGATCATCTTGCCTTGCGATTGCCCTCCCATCAGGGATGCGTAAAGCTCATCGCTTATTTCTCCGGCATCCTCCGGGATCGCATCGCCGTGAATTTCACGGGTATAGAAACCACCAGTGCTTTGAGAAAAAAAGTACATAGTCTTATCGCCCTATTGCGAGATAACGAACGCTGACCTGGCCAGCCACTGAAGATTGGACGCCGCCCACGAAAACGGAAGCCGTGCAATTCACGACCGAGGGCACGCCAACCAAGGTAGCCGACATATCGACATCGGGGGATAACGTGCCAGCGGTAGACAGAACTCCCCATACCTCGGTTGGGAACGATATGGGGTAAGTCCACGGCGCAAAACCGCTAATGTTGTTAAGGACAGTTGACCATTGCAGTATCACGCCGCCAGGAAGCTTCTGATAACCAGGGGAAGTCAACGATTGATTGGTGCCGGCGAATGCATCCGCCAGCTTCTTCGGCGTCATCAGCACCGTATCGTCGGCCATGGCTTGGGCCTGAGCGGTAGTTGCGACCTGACCTTGCATTTGGGCCTTGAGGGCCGCAACAAACTTGGCTAGAAGGCCGGGGAGATTCCCGTCATCCAGCACATCAACCGCCGCCGTATCAGCGATGAACTGACCAATCATCGCCGCTACAAATGCCGACTGTCGGAGCGGTGTATTCACCTCTTTGGACTTCGCCACTCCAGAAAGAAATCCAGAGGCACGCGCGACAAGCGCGCTGTATTCTGCCGGGGTCAAAACGTTTGCGCCGGCGCTCGCGCCAAACTGCAAGATCTGATTGGTGGCCATTGCTACTCCTGTAATTGGATGAGATCACCCCAGACCCCAATATCGAAGCCTGCGATGTACTGATTTCCCACGTCAAAGCCAAATAAAGGCCCTTCCACATCCGGGACGATGTAATAGTTCACGCGTACACCCTCAGGCTTGATAGGGATGTAGCCGCCGACCAAGAGCGCAAGGAACACCGCTGAAGGACGAACTCCAGCGACACCTATGTCGATCGACATATCTCCGTTGTCTTGGATGAAGACGTGCGTACTGTCGCCAAAGATCAGCTTCAAGATCGCCGCGGACCCATCCAGAGTGCCATCCCAGTGGTTGGCGCCAATCTTTGCCCGTATAAGCAAGCGATACGTGTCATCGTCAAGGGTCGTGACACCTGAGTCTGGATCGAACGGTCCTTTCCACACGCCTTCATCAAAGCCTAGGCCGGAGACGTCAAGCGAGAAGTACACGCCCTCAAGTGGAGTCCTGACATGCCGAGAAACGCCGACCCAAAGGCCTACCGCATCAAGTTGGACCCCTACAGCCAGGTCAAGGTCATACCCCGGGATGAAGCCGGTAAAGACAGCCTGGGCATCGACGAACGACTGCGATACTGCGCCGACCATCGCAGAGAACTTCGGCTTGTCACGATGTAAAGCAGTGATCAATCCAAGGTACTTTTCGTTGTCGGCCATCTAGATCACCGTCAGCGTGACAGCCGCAGGCGTCATGTCTGCGGCCGCGTTGAATGCAAGGGGCACGTCTGGCGCTCCAGCCCCTCCGGGCCCCGACAGCGCCAGCGAGACCAGCTTGTAGACGACACCGCCGCCGATTGAATTTGCTGCGGTAATGGCATCGCCCCACTCGACAGAACCGCCCAGCCCTCCACCGATCTCCACCGCATTCACATAGTCGGCGATGGCTTGCTTGATCTGATCGCCAATCATCGTTGTGTAGCCCGTCAACGCCCTGATGGTCAGCGCCGCGGTGATGGGAGCGGCCACCGGCCGGAAGAAGCGGATCGGATGCGCAATCCCGTAGATGTCGGTGACGATCTCGGTAGTGGTCCCATAGGTGCCAGTTCCCGGCGTTTTCTTGGCTGCGATAGCACTGGCGATAGCCATCGCATCCCCGCCGTCCACCACGAGGCTGATGGAGTGAGCTGGGATGCCGTTTGCATCCGTAGTATTCGTGTCGTTCTCATAGGCTCGATAGCGCGCCACGCCTGCGATGGAGGCCACAGCACCCACCGTCCCTTCCAGCACCGTGCGAGACGGCAGTGCAACGGAAACGGCCTGACGCACGCGCAATGCGGCGTCGCTCTCGACTGGCGCACCCAGCGTGGCCGCGGCGGGGTTGGTCACCGACTGCCAGCCCCGCGTGGGGGTTCCGATCTGAGTAATCGTCCCTGCCGGTGCCGCTAGGGCTCCCTGCACAGTGTTGGTTGCCGTCACGGTCACCTCGCCAGCGGGCGGGATAATCACCGTTGCAGGAAGCGCCCATTGCTGCTGGTTCGCGTCCTTGGCAATGCCGTTCTGGATCGTCGTGCCTGCCTGGCCAACAATCCGCAGATCGACCGTCGACGCGCTCGCGGAGGCCCGGCTGATGCCGTTGATCTTGACGTTGCTGGATAGCGCCGCGCCGATACCCTTGGCCGGCGAGAAGGAGTTGTACACCTGGACGGCTGCGGTATTCGTATCGTTGATCGCCGCGGCGATGATCGCCAGGAACTGGCCGTCCTGGCTGTCGGCCTCCAGATACGTGTCGGCGCCATAGATCGCCCGGAACTGGGACTGCAGGAAAGCCAGAACTTCCGCATAGGTCGGTGCGTGGATGCCGGTTGCGTCTACCGTCGGCGCCGTAGTAGTGATGGCCATCAAATCCTCGCCTGTACCGTGGTCTGTCCATAGACCGTATTAATCGTCGCCGCTACGGCCACGTGCCGCGCCTCCGTATCGAGGTCGCTGCTATAGGCCACCAGCTCCGTCACCCCAGGCGTGCCGAGGATGCGCTGGCGGATAGCCGCGTCATAGGTCGAGCGCGTGTTCTTGCCCAGGATCTCCTGCATCCAGGGCGCTCCGTCTGTCGTGTCCAGGAACCATTCCCCCCGGAACAGCATCAGCCTCGTCTGGACCGCCTGCGCCACCGCCATCGGCGTGTCCCGGAAATAGTCGAGCTGTTGCCCGCCGAACGAGTAATCCCCGTTAGCGTCTAGCTTTCGATACCTCATGGAGTCTCCTACACAACCGGCCCGGAGTTGGACGAACCACCCTGCACGCCGCTATGTGTGTGCGTGTCGTCGATGCGCTTACCGTTCGAGGTCAGCGACCCGAAGAAGTTGATGGCGCCCGTGATCGTCGCCGCGGCACCGGACACTGCGCTGCCAATCAGGCCACCCAGGAAGGTAAAGAGGCCAGTTACGGTCACCTTCTCGCTGAACGTGGCGTGCGGCGTAACCACCTCCAGGCCGCCAGGCGCTACGATGCGTAGCTTGTGGCTGTTCGGGTCCAGCTCAAAGAACGCCTGGCCGTCATCGCTACGCAACTGGGTGGCGCTCGTACTGATGCCTGGAATGGTGCGCGGCTGGGACCGGACGCCGACGAAGACGAAGCCGTCCGACAGGTCATGCATGCGCCGCTCAGCCTGCTCCTGAATGCCGCCCGACTGCCACCAGCTGTCGATGCAGCGCGACGAGAAAACGACAAGGCATTCGTCGCCGGCCTTGACGGGGAACGTCAGCGTACAATTCCCGCCAGATGGGAAGTGAACCGGGCAGTCCGTCAGTAGCGGCAACGCCGTGGCGACGAACTTCTCGTCCTCCCCGCGGATCGGCATCATGATCGACGGCTGCACGACACAGGTCTGCGCGGCTGGGTCGAACGATTGCACGATGCCGGGCAGCGCCGTCCAAATTTCCGCCTGCGACCCGCGGAATGACTGCCGAAAGGCCAGCTCAGGGTCGTTGGTTCTTTCTTGTCTGATCATGGTGGTGATATGAGAAAGGTTGTTTTGACCGTACTGGCCTTAACGTGCATGTCCGCGAACGCGGAAGAGGTCTACATGCCGCGCAACTACCAGCTCAAGGTCGGCCAGGTGTTTGAAGACAAATTCCCGACGATTTACTACATCAAGCAACCCTGCGGCTTGCCTTTGGTGAACAAGGAGCACATGCGCAAGTACACCTCGTTCCGAGGCGTGCTGGACGTCGGCTGCTGGGGCGAAACTATCGATGGAGATGTATTCACCGTCGTGCCCAAGATGGCATCCTCAACAATGCCAAAGAAGCTCTTGATGCGTGTCGATACGGTAGGAGACGGGAAGTTCAAAGTGCTTGACCTTCCGAGGCTTCAAGTTCCCTAAAGATTGGTCTTTACGATCGCCAGCGCTGGGTCCACAACTTCGCCTTGCCGCACGAAGCTTCTAAAAGCCGTCACATCGGCGGCCAAGCACACGACCTCTGTGTACCAGTCGTTGCCCCGCGTATCTCCCCAGTGCTCGGCCAGCATCACGTAATACAGCCCCTCGTCGTTCAGAGCACTCTGCATTTCTATATTGCCATTCTCGCTCTGCTGCTTGATGTCTGGGTTGTACTCGTATAGTTGGATCGCCTCGTTCTTCAGCTGAATCAGCGTCCCGATCTTGACACTGGGATTCAGCAACATACGCGCTGTAATGCCGTTCGAAGTCTGCTCGGGCAAGCCGACCAGCCCAGTCTGAGGACTGATCACCGGTATGTCGCCAGGGTTGTAGGACGTTTCAGGCCAGAGGACTGCCTTACCATCCTGGATACTCCACACCGACTGCGTAGTCCTGGCCACCCCCTCCATGAACTTTCGCGCCAGGCCAAACATCACTTTTCCTCGGGCGAGCCTCTGCTCAGTGAGGAACGCCATGTACCCGCGAGTAACACCCTTTTTTTCCATGGCCTTCATGGATGCATCCACCACGTCCCTCATCGTGGCGCCGGCCGCTAGGGTCTGGTTCACAAAACCAAAGTTGTATGCGCTGTCGCCGTCGGCGGCTGTGATGTCAACGTAGGTGTCGGTCTGGTTCTCTCGCCCGATCCGGACCTGAATGATGGTGCCATCGAAGATGATGCCGTAGTTGCCCTCATACCCGGCTTGCAGAACGACACGGGTGAATTCCTTCATAGTGCGCAGCGCCGTCTGCTCGGAAACGTTGTAGACACGAACGCGCAATGTGTTCGGCGTCTGGGTATCGCCGCGCTTGATACGAAAGATGAAGCGCAGATCGGACAGGTCCAGCGCATCTTCGGTGCCGACGATCAGCGAGGCCTCGCGGATCCATTGTTCGGTGTCTTCGGCTGCCGTGACGTCGTCGCCGTAGGTGGTGATGGCGGGTAGTTCTTGAAAGGACATCAGCTTTCCTTATGATCGGTCCAGTAAGATTGTTGCCGACCAAAAAAAAGCCGCCCGAAGGCGGCTGATGCGGGGTCTATTCCTGAGGCTTTGGGGGCCTACCGGCGGCTCTTTCACCGGGGGTTGGCCCAACTCGGTTTCTAACGGCCTGCACCATTCCAAGAACAGGCAGGGATACAAGCGCCACGGGTATCAACCAGTACCATCGAGAGGTCACGCCGTACGCCACACCCACGTAGGCAGTCGTGGCGGCAGCCAGCAAAGCGATCGCGGAAACAGCTGCCCCCAGGAGTTGGCCAGTCTTGTCGCTCGCAAAAATGCCGGATAGCCTGTCCCCCTCGATCCGGGTCAACGTTTGCCGATGCGCGATATCGGATTCAAGTTGCTGACGCTCCATCTCGCGCCGGTGTGCAGCCTCACCCTCCGCCATTGCAATAATGCGGTCTGCGGCGCCAGGGGAAAGCTGATCGTACTGGCGGAGAAGTTCAGGCGGGGGTAACGGACCCTGATGAAACTGGGCCTGCATCATCATCTGTTGATGAACGACCTCGCTTGATTGCTGACCGATCGGACGAGGTGGTGGCTGAACGCTGGCGCGGTGGTTCTGCTTACCGCGAGCCATCATGCCGCTTTATTGAACGGCCGAAGTCATCCCCGATGCGGCGCACGTCATTGCGCAGCGCTTCGTTCGACGAACGGGCCGGGCGATAAAGTGGGCTGATCTGAGGCTCGTGGACGGTCGGCGCCGAGAAGTTCGAAAACAGCGCCAACGGGGCAGCAACTCCACCCCAAAACCCGCCCCAAAAAGCCTTTTTGCTACGCTTTTTCATAGGTCTACCAGTGTGCTCTGAGGAATCCGTCTTGAACGAAAATGACCTCACCACAGCGAAAATATAGCAGATTGCTAATTTTTCGAGCAATCACAATCCAAATCCGGGGATGTATCTATCCCTCCCCAAGCAAAAAGCCCCTCCGAAGAGGGGCTATCGATGGCGTCCAATTTCTGGACGTCATCCCGTCCGGCGCTGCCCCTTCTCGTACTCGGCAAGCCGACTCCGCGTCAAATCCAGCGTGCACTGCATCATGTCCAGCATGCGGTAGGCTGCGGTCAGAGGGTCCATAGGATCAGCCACGATCTGGGGCGGCTCCGCCGCCTCTCGAGGCTTCCTCATCACGGCGACGCCCTTCGGCAAACGTCCGCGCCGGGGCGGGTTCACCACCGGCGCCATGCCGGCCGTGGGCAGGTACGTCACCTCAGCCACCCGTTGCTCATGGGTTAAAATGATGCTACCGTCTTTCATGTGATTTTTCCTTATTCGTCTAGGACTTATCGCAGATTCAACGCCTCGATGGTTGCCGCCGTCGAGGCGTTTCCTTTTGGGTCTGCCAAATCAATATGCCAGACCACATCGCCATTCCAAAACTTTTTGGCAGCTTTTGCACCCCTGATCAAAAGAAATTTCAGGGTTGACATGGTTCCTCCTTCTCGACCTGTCCAGAACATAATGACAAATCGCTGGGGGTAGATTCAAGTCCGGACTGCAGCCGCCCTTCGCGGTTGACTTCAACCATGTGGCGCAGGACCTGATCCAGCACGGCGTAGTACAGCCAAACCAGTTCCGCGCACGCGCCATTCGGCAGAGCTGCTTTCAAGAGAGAGAACGCCTTGTGCGGCTGGGCATACGACTGTTGTGCCACATCATTGAGGATGCGAGCTTGGCTCTCGCGCTCGGCAAACGCTTGGAACAAGGCCATATCGAATTCCATGTGCCCGGCCGGTGGCTGATAGTGCGTCGATGCGCTCATTTCAAGAATTCCACGCCCAGAAGTGGCAATTGCGAAGGCTCGCCGTACAGCTTGAGTTGGTTGTCTTCGATGCGCTGCATATCCGCCGCCGTCTCGCCATTGGATTTCAGGCGGCCGCTGAATCCGAGCGTCTCGCTGATCTGCAGCACCGTCATCCCGCTCAATCGCTTGACGCCGATCCACCGGTTCAACGCGCCATACACCTTGGAAAGCGCAATCCTACGAACAGCTGCTATGTCGATCGCATCATGGTGTAGGGGTGCCCGGTCCAGCATTGTGCTGCGCCGGTCGCGGTTGCTGAAGTAGCTGTCCTCGAGTAGCTCAAACACGTCCCAGGCCTTGTCCGTCTCCAACATTTTGGCGTGCCGGGCAGCGCCACGCTCTGTCCACAGAATCAGCGACCGGGCTCTCGCACCGACAACAGGGTCAGAATGGCTGACCCAGACAGCTTTGAAATCGTGAAGATCCTGCCCGGCCAACAGAAAGAAGTGCTTCCCTTCGACAAAGCGGGTCTTGTTGCTGTTGAAATTGCTCTTGATGTTGGTCGGCGCCGTTCCGTAGAGCGAGGCTAGGCATTCGCTCGTCACAACCGGCACACCCTTCCACGCTACGCGCGGCAGCTTCTGAGGGGTAACAGTGACGGAGGTCATTGGCGGGCCTCCTGGGGTTGTTCGGCTTGGCGGCTTTCCTCCAGCCGTTTGGTGATTTCCGCGTTCAGACTCCGGAAGTTGCGCTGCGCCTGGTCGGTGAGCCAAATCTTCAGGGTGACCGGCAGACGAAGCGGGTAGGAAACGGCTTGAGGGGTGTTCATGGGTTCTCCATTAGAATGGCTCAGTGCCATAGAGCCCATCATATGGCTCAGAGCCACCTAGAGTCCAGTCGATATATGGCTCATAGCCATTGTATTTTTCTATGGCTCTATGCCATATGATTCGATCATGAACGAAGAACGCAAACCCCAGTCTGCCGATAAGTACATCATTCGCTTCCCTGACGGCATGCGCGATCAAATCGCTGAGGCCGCAAAGAAGAACGGGCGAAGCATGAATGCCGAGATTATTCAGCGGCTGGAACACAGTTTCACCCCCTGGCAGGAACGCCCGTGGGAAGAGCGCATGGTGACCGACGTAAACCGCGCCATGCTGAAGCTGCTGACGAAGGACGAGTACGGCATGCTCCTGGATCGCGTGAAGGCAGCCGGCGGCGCTGATACGGTTAACGGGTACCGAGCCGCAGTTGTACGCTCGGACGACGACTTGCAGCCTCCAATCCCCGACGGCCCTCGCCTGATGGAGATGGTGGCCAGCCTACCCCCGTCCGAATCAGAGAAAGACGCGATAGCAACGCAGCTCGCTCTGGCGGTGCTGCGCCTGACCGGCAAACTGCCAGAAGGCTCGCACGATGGACCTGTCCTAATCCAAACTTCGCGCGACGCTCTCTTGAAGCCGCTGGAGACGGTACGGCACATCGCCGAAAGCGGCCAAATTCGTTCCCGTACCCCGAAGATCCCCGGCCAGAACGCGCCTAAGGAAGGCTTGGGCGCCGCTCCAAAGGCTGAAAAACCCAAGAAGGAAAAGCCCGTAATCACCAAGAAGAAGGTGTTCGAGAAAGATGCGGGCGCAGAACCGATGAAGTTCGACCACACAACGAAGCCCGACCGCGGCGACAAGTAGGCAGCGCGGCCACCCTACTCCCTCGTCACCCAGTACACCTTCGACCCAAACCCCAGGTCCTCGAACGTAGGCAACGCGTCGGGACCGGCGGCACCCTGCACGAACAGGCCACCCTGGAATCCCAGGTGCCTGAACTGCTCCAGCAGATCCGCGCCGGTAACAAGCGGGATACCGCCCACCAGAGGGTTGCCGCCTCCATCGGCGATATCCACCGTCCAGCCGCCGCGATACAGCAGCGTCAGCCGGTAATCGACGCCGCCCAGCGTGATGCCGAAGGTCTGAGGCGCTGGCGTCAGCGGGATCTCGTATACCGCCATATCAACCTCCAATAGAACTGGGAACCGGCAGCGCCCCGCCTGGTGCCGGCGTGCCTGGCAGGGGCGCCTTTGCTCCCTTGTTCTCCGTCTCCGCGGTGGCTGCCGGGTCTTCCTGCACATCCCGCGGAGGCAGGGTCGTCGCCTTCGTCTTGACGATAATCACCTCGCGCAAGGTCGCCGTGACCATCAGCGCGCCAGACGTCTTATCGTCGTTGATCACCATCAGGCTCTGGATGAGCATGTTCGAGTACTGCCGCCGGCAGGTGACCAGGTCGAACGGCTTGCGGGACTCCTGCAGGGCCAGCAGCTGGGAGTAGACGGCGTCCACGTAGGTAGACGTCGCCGGCATGCCGTTGTTCACCTTGGCCGGCGTCCCACCGAGGATGGCCGTGTAGTCGGAGTTGCTCCATCCACATTTGATGATTACCTCGTTGGGCCGCTTGAACGCATGATCGTTGATGTTGGCGCCGTTCTCGACGGGATGCTCCGTGATGGTGAGCTCGTCGTGGTAGACCTCTTCCAGCGTGGCCGATATCGTGATGTCGCCGATCTTCTTCGACGACAGCAGGATCATGTCCAGGCCCAGCGAGTCGATAATGCTCATCCTTGTGCCCCACCGATGGTTCGTACCGCCGCGTCATTGACGCGCCCTTGCTCGCTGGCCACTGCTTCAGCAACCGCCATCGGATCGCGGGCGCCGCTGACGTAAATGGTGGTGTTGGCGCTCATCGAAACAGCCTTCGATTTATCTGCGGTGACTGCGCGGCCCTGGTCGGCCCCGGCGTAGTACCCCTGCCACGGCTGTTGGTCCAGCCTGCTGAGCACGTCGCGGTAGTACTTCTGCGATTCGGCCGGCATACCGTCCAGGCCAAGTTTGCCAAGGTTCCCGATGCCGCCGTTGTAGGCCGCCAGCGCCTTCTTAAGATCACCGCCAGTCTGCCCAAGCAACCATTTCAGGTAGCGTGCCGCGGCGTTGGCTGACTGCTCCAGGTCATTCGGATCCTTGAGCCCCACTTCCTTGGCCGTCGCCGGCATGAATTGGAAATGGCCCTCCGCCCCGGCCGGAGACAGCATGTTCTTGCCGCGTCCCGATTCCTGCAGCCAAACGCTGTCCAGCAAGCCCTGAGGCAAGCCGTATTGCTTCTCCAGGTTGTCGAACAAGGCCCCCGCCATGGGGTTCGGTGGAGCGCTGATTTGAGGGGTGGGAGCAGGTGCGGCGGCCGGCGTAGGCGCGGGCACTGGCGCCGGTACGGCTTTCAACTGCTCAAGCTTCTTTGTGTACTCGGCGATATCCCGCTCCAGCGGAATCTTCTCTGCCTGGTACTTCGCGGCATTGCGCGGATCCAGTTCGATCAGCTCATCCTTCTCCTTGATCCGAGCCTGACGGTCGGCAATGCGCTGCTTGATGCCCTCTTCCGTGCCGGTCATCTGGTGCTGCACGTAGGCCCCCCCGATGGCTATAGGAGCGCCGATAGCTGCCGCAGCCAGTGCGGTCGTGCCGATCGTCGCGCCAGCAGCTACGCCAGCGCCAGCTGCCGCAGCACCACCCGCCGCCGCTCCGGCCTGGGCTGCCGCTGCCGCCCCGCCCACACCACGCAGTGCTGCCGATAGCTTCCCAAGGCCACTCAGGATTTGGAAGCCACCAAGGGCCTTCAGCGCGGCCACCGCCAGCAAGATGTTGGTCGTCCAGCCGTTGGTTGCCTTGTCCCACTCGACAAACTTCTCGATGACGGCGCCCAGGACGGGCAAGATCGTCTCAGCCATCCGCAGTACAACCTGGGCCACGTCGGAAATGCGCTTTGCGATTTCCGGCGCATTGTCCTTGAACCATGCCGAGAACCGCTTCAGCTCAGGCCCGACCTTCTGCTGCAGGTCCGCCTGGATCAGCGTGAACATGTTGTCCGCAGTGCGGCCCAGCTCGCGGATCGAGTTCATCAGCTCGTGGGCGTCTTTAGCCGCCCGCGACATGCCGTTGTTCTCGGACTCCTTACGGATCTGCTGCAGGCGTTCGACGAAAGCCGGATCCCGCATTGCGAGCATCAGGTTCTCATCGATCCCGAGCACACTGCTGTACTGGCTGGCCAGCCACGTGGGCTTTGCGGCCATCACGCGCCCGATGTCCGCGACGAGGTCGACCGTGTCGCGCAGATTGCCGTTGGCATCCCGCGTCTGGACTCCCAAGCTGGCGATGTACGACTCGCCCGCTGGGTTGTTCCGCATGAACTTGGCGATAGCCTCCACACTGCCCAGGGCGACGTCGGCGGACACGCCGAAATCGCGCGCCGCGCCACCGAGCGCCCGCAGGCTATTCTCGGTGGCGCCGACGCGACGGCCGACGAAATACAGGCTCTCGATCTTGGACGCGAAGCCGGCGACGCTGGCGCCGATGGTCAAGGCGGCGCCCTGGATGGTTGCCACCAGGCGCACAACGCCCTTCGTGGAATCCTCGACCCCCTCCTTGAAGGTCTTGAGCCCCTTCTGGTCGACCTTGAAGCCAAGGGCGACCAGGAATTCGCGGATCACTTCAGCGTTGCCGGCCATTGCCTTCTTCCCTTGCCCGCCGCGCGAGCACTTCATTGTCAGCCTGCACGGCCGCCGCGTCGTTCATGAGCGCGATGTCGGCCAGGTCGATCGAGCCGTCCAGCAGCTTGTCGTAGTGGATGTGACCGCGCAGGACTGGCGCCAGCAGCCAATCCTCGCCGTCCGGCAGGCTGGCCCAGGCTATTGCGCTTCGGCCGGCCCGCTCCCTTGGCTGGTAAGCAGGCCTTGCATAAAAGGGCCGAGGTTCTGGGTGATGACGCGCACGATCAGCGGCAGAATCACGCCCAGATCCATGTCTTGGAACATGCATACACCCTGGCTCGTGCTCCACACGTTGGCCCATGCGCCGTTCTGCTGGCGCTGCACCACGCTGAGGCAGACGCCCATGATGTAGTCCGCGTCTTCGTCCTTCATCGCCGCCAGGCCGTCGGTGAACGGCTGCAGCAGCTCACCGAGGCTTGAAGGATCGTCCATCAGCGGTGTTCCGCCCTGGGCCAGACGCAGATACACCGGGATAAGGGGCGGAATGACAGGCGCGATCCGTCGCGACAGGTGAAACTGCTGCTTCGCGTTCAGGCGCCCGATGGAGTAGCGGTTCCCGGAAAGCTCGATTTCAGCCATCAGTAGGTCCCCAGCAACGTGTCGATTTTCATGGCGTCGAATACCCATTCGACGATGTCGCCATCCTTGGCGTAAGTCAGATCCGGCTTTCGCTTGAAAGCACAAGACCGGCAGGCCGTGACGTCATTGCTGGCGCTGTTGGTGACCGTGATCAGGTTCTTGCCCCACAGGCGACTGTCCAACGACTGGGCGTCATACAGCGCCTGCAGCAGGGCATTGGTGGGCGACGTCTTCAAGTACCGCAGTGTGACCTGGCCGGACTTGTCGGCGTGCAGACTATGCATGCCCTCGCCGTCCGCCCCGATCATCATGGTGTTCTTGTCCGCGCCTGGCGCGATCGTGATCCCCTCTTCTGCGTTCGCCGAGCCATATCCAAGGCTGAACGCGCCGCCGGGCCCGACCAGATTGGCGGACACATCCATAAAGCTGTAAGTGGTCATGCTTGCCCCTTATCGGTTGACCGTGACCAGAACGTCGACGGTATGAATGGCGCCCGCCTCCTTGGCGGCGACCTGGAACGGAACGGCCTTGCGCGCCTCGCGGTCGGCCTGCGACTGCGTAGCGATCGCCGGCGCGTAGACGTAGTAGCCCTTGGCCAGCGTCTCGCCCTGCTTCAGCGCGCCGAAACCTCCAGAGTTCCACACACCTGGCGCCAGGTAGCCGTTGTTGACCGCGGCTTCGCAGGCCGCCTCGATAACCGAGGCGATCAATTGATTGCCAGCGTCAGTCTGGGGCACTTTCGTGGGGCTGGTGTACAGCAGGTTGTAGACGTCCGTCTGCACACGGTTGCGGAACCAAATCGCGTTGTAGACCGAGTCGATGAAGATCCCGCTGGGCGTCACGCCGTACTGGATGATGGCCGTATCGTTGTCGTAGGCCACGAACACGTTGCAGCGTTTGGCCTCCAATGTGTTGGCCTGCGTGCTCGTCAACGTCTCGGCCACAATCCCCGGCTCCTGCTTGTACATGAGCGTGATCGTGGTGTTGTTGGCGTTGAAGTTCACCGTCAACAGACGCCCCAGCAGAGAGGCGGCGGCATACGAATTGCTGCTCGAGAACTGCACCATCGAGTACTTGTAGCTGAGCGCCTTGAACTTGCTCGCGATATCGGTCGTGGAGACAGGATCCAGAACCTGGGCGGCCTTCGTGCTGACCGCGTACAGGTGGCGCTGATCGGCCTCGATCAATGCAGCCACCTCCAGATGGTCGCTGTCTTCCATAGCGGCATCGGCGAAGGTCAGGCCCAGGAACTTGTTGGCGAAACGATCCAGGAACACCGCCACGGCATCGACAGGGCTTTCTGCGACGATGCCAGCCTCAGGCGCACTAGCTTGCGTCGAGGTCAACCCGAGCATGGCGGAAACGTCGGTACCCGTTGCCGGGGCGGTCGCGTAGCCAATGGTCGAAGCAACGCCCGTCGTGTCGGAGGTAACCACAAACTGCGATCCATTCCAGACCACCGCCGCACCGGTCAGCGCGGTGTCGATCTTGCTGGCTACGCCATTGAGATTGGTCTCCGTCGAAAAGTCCAGGGCAGCGACGGTTTTTTCCGCCCCGTCGACCTGAATCTTGAAGCCACCAGCCGTCACGGCGTTCCATGCCGCCATGTCTTTCTGAGCGGCGGACAGCACGGCGCCGCGAAGCGAACCCGCACTGGCGGTCTTGGCCCAACGGCCGATATACACCTGGGCCGGCTGGGGCGTTTGCTGGAAGTAAAGTGCCGCGGCCAGATACTCGGGAGCAGTCGTCCCGAAATCCGCCGCGACGGCATCGATGTCCCCATACGCCCGCATGCGCTCGCCCGTGCCGATGACGGGAGAAGCGCCCAGAAGCAGCGCGGTGTTCAAGTTCGCGCCCTGGGCGGCCAGGGGTGACATGTTGATCGATACGTTGATCAGACGAGATACGGGCAGTCCATTGGCCATGGGATCCTCTGCGATCAGAAAAAGAAAAGCCACCCGGAGGCGGCTGAATACGGTGCTTTGGGGCTTATGGGACGGAGTCCACTACCGCCCCGCCGGCCTCGGTGTGCGTCGTCGTCTCCGCGCTCAAAAGGTTGAGAACGGAATAGGTGCGGCTGATCTTCCGACGCAGAAAAATGATCAAGTCATAGCGGCGAACCCATACGTTGTTGACCAACTCCGGCACCGCTCGAATCGGACCAGTGCCGATCACGGCCATTTCTCGCAGACCCAGCGCCTCACGGTTCTGAGGGATACCCACGCCATCAGCCAGTGCTTGGGCCCGCATCTTCGCCTGAGCCCCATAGAACGTACACAGCAGCTCGATGTCCTGATGCCGCCAGTAGATGTCTCGCCCATCGCCGGCTGGATCGTGCAAGATCGCCGGCGATGCGTCGGGAGTCTGGTCAGAGATTCCAATAGCGCACCAGTTTTCGTCTGGGCTCGGCGGCTGCTTCGGCGTTGTGGGCTGCCAGCGCGGACGGACAGCTCCCTCTGGCAACCCGGAGATACCCCTGACCATCTGGCTCAGAAGCCGATCCAGCTCCAGATCTTCCTCGGGCGGCGTCGCGGCGGCTGGTGAGAGATAGCCTCCCGTGGAACTGTCGGTCATAGCTCACCCGGTGAAAGGGGTCTTCAAGTCGCAGGTAGCGCAGACGAAGCCGCGCCCAAAATGCGAATAGTCATTGACGTTAACCACCGTGTAGGTACGTCCCTGCCACACGATCTCGTCCGCGTCCTGGCCTGCACTGCCATCCGACAGACGAAAGATCGTGTGGACCGTTATCGAGCCGACGATGCGCGACCCGTCTGCATTGCGATGCAGGAGGTCGCCTTTGTCGCTGGTCACGACCGCGGCAAATGGCTGTGCGGTTGCCGTGTTGGTGGCGATCCCGTCAGCGTCAATGGTCTGGGCCATCCGATTGCAGACCAGGCCGGTATCCATGAAGTCCGGATCAAGCAGAACGTCGGAGACATCAAGAAGCGCCATCGCTATCCCTTCTTTCGAACTACATGGGTAATCGAGTTTCGGTACTGAGCGGTGTCGACCAGCGTGTTCTCGCGCGTCACGCCTCGCCGGCGCCGATCGGCAAGCGTCCGCTCGGAAAGCGCCGGCTGAACGTTGCTGTTGATCTTCGCCTTGACCGCGCTTGCCGCCACGATCCCGGCCCGGTTCAGACGGGTATCCACCATCTGCACATCACCGTCAAGCGCAGCATTTACGCCGGCTTGTAGTTCGGGTTCGACCTTGGGACGCGCGTCCTGCACGCCTGGCAGTAGATGCGGCCGCGGCGGCAGGTTGTTCGCCGGAGAGCCATGCTCCAGGATGTAGCCGATCTGGGCGTTAGACAGCGGGCCTTCCTTACGGTCTGGCGCGCTATCGGGAACACCAACCAGGACCTGCTTCTTGACCAGCTCGTTGATCGAGGCCAAGACGCCACCCAGGCGATCGACTCGGAACTTCCCGCTCATAGCTGCACGCCTCCAGCGCCGAACAACCGCGCCAACTGCAGAAACCGGATCCCGTAGGTGGTCAGGTTCCAGAACCCGCCGTCCTCAAGCGCGACCGAGCCCGCGTCATATCCGACGCTGACCTTGTCAACCGCCTTGGACGTTACCGGCCCCTTCACGGCGCCCGGAATCGCCCCAACGCTGCCCGCCAGATCGTTCTGCCGACCGATTGCCAAATGGTGCGCGACGAACAGCTCGATCGCGTAGGGCAGCATTTCTCCCCACCGGCACTCAGGAAGCAGCTTTTCCGCCACCCGAAGGTAGAAATCGACCTGCGAATCCGGGTAGATCAGCTGGTCCGAGAACTCAGGAAAGTCCTGGCGGAAGGTGGCTGCATCCATTGTGCGTCTCTATTTGGTGGGTTTCGTCTTGCCTGCGGCGCCCTGATCGGCATTGTCTGCCGCCTGCTCGCGCTGGGCCACGGCCTTTTCGCGTTCGTCCAGGCTGGCCTCGCGCTTATCGGCCGCCTGCTCGCGCTGGGCGACCTTCAACTCGGCATCCTGAAGCACCTTGGCGCGCGCGTCCAGCTCCGAAAGCAACGCATCCGCCGCGGCACTCGTGTCCGGGTCCAGCGCCGGCTCGTCGCCGACGTGCGCCTTCACATACCAGTGGCTGGCGGTTTCGGCGTCCACGGTGTGGTTGCCGACCGTGAAATGCCGCTTTTCCCCGCCCAGCTGCAGCGTGAATTCGCGGTTGACGTAGATTTTCGGCATGCCGTTCTCCTTAGATGCCGTCGCGGTAGCCCAGCGTTTCCGGGTACACAAATTCGACGGCGCCCAGACGGCCGAAGTAGGTCGTCATCTGGTAGATGCTGCGGTATTCCAGCGGAGTACGCTGCAGAGGCACCAGCGGGAAGCGCACGCGCTGCTGGTCTTGCGTGTAGACCATCATGCGGTTGGCGTTGCTGGCGCCGCGCTGATACAGCCACTTCAGCGGCTGGATGTCCAGCGGCCGGCCGTTGACGCTGTTGGCTAGGCTGTTCTGGCGCAGGAATTCCAGCACCGAGATATTGCCAGCGCTGGACACCAGCGTACCGACCAGCTTGGAATACTGGATCGGCGGCAGCAGCAGCTTGCTGGGGCAGATCGCATAGCCGGATGCGGCCCAAGTGCTGTTGATCAGCTCGTTCACGTCGTCCAGCATCTGCTGCGGCGTGGCCGTGGCCCAGTTGCCCGTCTGCGCATTGCTGGAGTTCGTGACCTTCGGGCTGTTGACCAGACCGTACAGGCCCAGCGTGGCGTCACCGATATAGACCTGCTCATCGATGTCCATGTTGTGCTTGAGCTGCATGCCGGCGTACTTCTGCTGGTCGACGGGTCGGCCCAGCTTCTGCGCAGACTCCAGCTCGGGGATGGTCCAGCCCAGTTCCATGCCCCACAGGGTCAGGGGGCTGGCCGTCTTGCCGATGTCCAGCGCCAGGCCCTGGATGGAGTTGGCGTCCTTGCCGATCCAGCTCTTGCCAGTGGGCGACGGGCCGCCCGCAGCGGCAAAGCTGGAATTGGTGAACGACGAGGTTTCGTCGGCGATGGACACGTCCTCACGCAGGTCGATGTCGCGGGACCAGGTCACGGACGCCAGCGGCGCGTGCAGCGTCTGGTCGAGGCGTTCAAGTTCGCCGATGAGGAAGGCACCGGCCGAGTCGATCGTCTGGCGGTCGAAAGTGATCATGCTGTCCGTGGTCCGGGCACGCGTCAGACGGCGAGTCGCATCCATCACGGCCGCCAGTTCGGTTTTGCTCAGGTTCATGTTTGCTCCGTAGGGGCGAAAAAAAGGCCACCCGAAGGTGGCCCGTTCCCGTGATGGGGATCAGTTGCGGAAGGAGATCTCGACGTTGCCGTCCGCGTCGGCGGCCGACAGGAAGATGGCATTGATGGCGACGGTGTTGGTGCTGTCGGCTGCACCTTCGAAGCCGCCCAGCGGCTTGCCGGAGGCCGCAGCGGCCACGCGCACATAGACCGGGGCACCCGCCGCTACCGTGGCGCCGCCATTCAGCTTCACGGTCATGTACCCGCGGCGCAGGACATCGCCCGGGCCGGAAGTGGGCGGCGTCGCCGTGCCCAGGCCATCAGTGCCCGAATTGGTCGGGAACGGCCGGACCAGGACGCCGTACGCGTCGGTGGCAGCTTCGCCGCCAGCGAAGGGCACGAACTTGCCTGCGGCCATCTTGCCGACCAGGCCATAAGCCGAGAACGGCAGGGACGCGTTCAGGATCTGGGTCTCAACGACCGAGTTTTCCTTACGGCTGACATCGCCCGGAATGCCGGACGGCATGCGATAGAGATATGCGACCATGATTGTGGTTCCTTATTTGGTGCCCGTCCGGGCGTCCCAGAACTTGCGGTTCTGTTCGTTGATGCTGCTGACCGTGGAGGGCCGGCCGAAATCCCGCGTGGTGATGCCGCTGCGCACGCCGGACGCGTTGTTTTGGTGGCGGCGCAGGGCTGCCGCGCCATTGAAGATCGTGGACACGGAGGAAGCATCCATCGTGCCGAACTCCGGCGCGCGGCCGGCAAGGAAGGGGTCGATGGCGGCGCGGCCCGCGTCCGTCGCATAGGCCGTTTCCAGGGCCTTGCGCTGGCAGGCGCAAACCGCGTCCGCCGTCTTGACCTTCTTGCTGTCGTAGGTGGGAAGCTTGATGCCAGGCGCCAGGATCTCAGCACCGGAGCGAACCATGGCCATGTCGCCGGTATAGATTTCGCCCTTGGCTTCGGAGTTGTGCTCGGCTTCTTCCGCTTCCAGGACCGTGTCCTTGGTTTCCTTCTCTTCGTCCTTCTCGTCCATCTTGGCTTCCATGTCGCCGACGCGCTTGGTCAGCTTCTGGACAGCGCCCAGGATGGCGTCGAGGGTGGCGCCGTCACCGGTCTTGGCCGACTTGTCGTCGTCCTTGTCCTTGTCCTTGTCCTTGTCCTTGTCGTCGTCATCGCCGTCAGCGTCCGCCGTTTCCGCGTCCTCGAGCGCTTCTTCAAGCGCGGCCTCGTCCTTGGACTTGAAGGCCGCGCGGATGCGGTCCCAGGTACTCTTTTTCTTGCTCATATCGCTTTCCTTATCTCCGATTGCGCAACGCGGGCCGCAGCGGCCACGCTCTACCAGCGCCGTGTGGTTGCCGATGATGTTGCGCTGTACCCCGCGCCCGGGTTCAATCTGTTCGTAGTCCGCGTCGTAGCCGCAGGAAACCTCGCGGATTAGCTTCTTCCCTGGTTCCTTAGGGTCGAATCGCACCGCATCGATGGCCGCGCGGTCTGTAATCAACATGTCGGCCAGGATGAAATCCGCGTCCACACCCTCGCCGCGGCGAACGTTCTGGGTGATCCCAACCGCCAATTGCCGCCACGTGTCCGGCGTCACGAACTCGGCGGGGTGGTCCATCGTGACCGGCTTCCCTTCGAAACTGGCTAGGGTCTCCGGCCGGAATACCTCTTCAGGCGTGCGATCGATGCGGATGATCCCGTCTCGTCCAGCCTCGACCGGCACTTCCCCGTCGGCGTACAGCAGCTCGCCGATGCGCGCGATCGGTACGCCCTCGCACAGCAGGAATCCGTCATTGGTGACGGACTGCCGCGCGCCCAGGCGTTCGACCGTGTAGAAGCCGCTGGCCATTCGGTCAGTGGTATGCATGCTCATTCCTTTGCCAAGATCGGCTCCGCGTAGCACCGGCAATTCCAGATCTCCCCTGGGTGATGCCGTATCCAGTTCGGACGTTTCGCGTCGCCCTCGTTCACCATGGGCGGGTCAGCCCAGGCGAACACCTTGCCGTTCATCTGCCGATGGCCGGCCCGCACATCAGAATCCCCGGACGTGCGCCAGATGTAGTGGGTACTGCCGACCGCCTGGGCGCGCGCCTCGGTGAGCTTGGCCGCCGTCCTGGCCACCTCGGTGCGGGCGATCAGAAGCGCGCGGCTCTCGGCCACCTCCCCTGAACGCATGATTTCCTTGGCGATCTCCGCGGCGCGCGTGCTGTCCAGCAAAGCCTCGGACGTCAGGACATGAACCCGTTTGGCTGCCTCAATCGGAATGCTCTTGATGAGGTCGACCTGTTCAGCCATCAACTGCCGCATCACACGGCCTGTCTCGGCATTGCGTAGCTCCTGCCGCAGTCCCGCCGACAAGTCCCGAGCTCGCGCCATGAAGGCATCACGGTCGCGCCGGTTCACGTCCGTCACCATCTGCAATGCGGTGGCGCGCGCCCATTCGCTCAATGTCTCCGCGTAGGCGTTCAGCACGGCCGTCATAGGAGGGATTGCGTTGGGCTCGTCGGGCGGAAACGCGTTGATGATCCGCCCGACGTTCTGCGCCACCCGCTTCAACTGCCGCCCATATGGCCCCTCAGCTTTACGGGCATTTACTGGGTCACGCCGGCGCGGCTGCTTGCGCCCCTGGTGCTTGTCCCGGGTTCTTCCCGACATCGAGCCCAGGTATGTCGACCTCGCCAGGTTCGGGCGGCTCGTCGTCTGCGGCATCAATCTCTTCCTCGGTGATCGTGGCGAAGACGCCTGTCTTGTGGCCCGATTTGCGCAGCTCGGAAAGCGCCGTCTTGCGGCCGATGATGCCCTTGTCGTAGGCGTCAGCAACAGCGGTTTCGACGTCCTTGGCGACTGTCGCCTTCTCGGTGTCCGTCAGCTGCCAGCAGGAACGGAACTCGAATCCGAACTTGTCGTCTGGCGGCCGGCCAAGGGTCGATCGGTGCACGACATCCAGTAACACGCTCATGCCGGCACGCAACTGCTTGTCCTGGCCGTTCGCGACGTTGTCGTAATAGGTACGCAGGTCAGAATCCCCAGAGGCATTCAGCCCGGCCGGAGACTGCCCGAAGAGGCGCACCAGCGGGATCTGGAGCGCGCCGGAAATCTGCTGGCCGAACTGCAGTAGGACGTTGTCCAGGCCGCTGAACGTGTACTGATGGGCTTCGAATTCGTCATCCGCATCCATGAGGGTTATTCCCTCGTTGGACTGAAAGCGTCGAATGAAGTCGATCTGCTTCATCAGGCCAGCCTCGGCCGGGCCACCCATGGACAGGATTTGGCGCAAATTCTTGACCTTGTACGTGCGCAAGTGGGCTTTGTAGACCAGCTGCGCGGCCCCCTCGGTCGTGCTGTCGAATGCCAGCAGTCGGTCCCATAGACGCTCCAGGACCGACTGGCCCCACAAGTTCTCAGCGATGCGCTGCCAGTAAGGCAGCTTCAGGCCCTCCAGGCGGATCACACGGCTGTAGTGCACGCGCTTGCCAGCCAGCGCCGGCGCAGCGATCAGCACGTCGTAGTATTCGGGCTTGCCCAGGTCAGGGCCGTACTCGCGCACCAGATGCGTCAGCGACGGCTGTACCAGCCAGCGATCGAGCGGCAGCAGCCCCTTGAACTGGCCTTTGCTGATGGTGTCCAGCTTGAGGGGCGTGCTCACGTCCTGGCCATCGACCAGCATGACCGCTATGGCGCCGCCATATAGCCGCGACCACTTCACCGTGTCGCACAAGGCGTCCCATACCTGGAATTGCTCGATCGTCGACTGGATACGCTCCACATCGTCCGGGTCAATGTCGCTGGCCAGCTCGATACCCGCGCGCGTCATGTCTTCGGCGACGGCGTCAACGGCCATCCCACAGATCCAGGACGACCGATAGGCCGCCTCCATCTGGATGCGGTTGCGGCTGACCAGGTCGAACGTGTAGCGCCCCTGGGACGCCTGGTTGTTCGTCTGGATTCCGACGCGCGCCTCGATGTTGGCGAAGGAATCGCGGGCCGGCGCGGTGACAGTGGCCGGAGCGTCTTTACGCGCTGCGACCTTTCCGAATGAGCGACGGCCCATGGTTTTCCTTATGCTGCGAGTCGCGCCCAGACCTCCAGGCTGCGATCGCGGGGCGCAAAGCACATGATGAGCGCGTCCGCGAGGTTTGGAGACTTGACCGGGCCGCCCTCACGATTGGGCTTAGCTAGGTCCTTCTTGCTTTCGACCTTCACGCGGCCATTCTGGTCATAGTCGCGCTTCGGGGTTGATAGCTCGTCGATAAGCTTCTCCAGGTGCGGGCAGTCACTGGATATGCTGATCAACTGGTCATCGGCGAACTTCTCGCCGCGGTGCACGGCGTTGTAGGTGTTGCGGAAGCGATCAGCCACTTGCCACCACGCCTGCGCCTTAATATTCGAGAACATGTCCTTGTTCGTCGTGCCAGGCAGATACATCTCATCGGGTTCGAACACTGCCCCGCCCGCATTGAATTTCTCGTACAGCACGGGCTGGTTGTCGCTTTCCCCGCGACGCGTCTCGTTGATCTCGCCGAACTTAGCCCCGCAGCCAGCCCCTACGCCAATAGAGTCATAGGTGACGCCTGCGCCGCGCTCACGTGCCGCTGCGTAGGTCCGCGTGCAGCTCTTGAGCAGTTCGTCCTCGGCCGCTTTCCATTCGTCCGCCCAGGACACCACCGAACCATGCGCGTAGACGTTCGCGCACTTGTCGTCGCCGCTGTCGGCCACGTCAAAGCCGATCCGCTTGTCGCCCGCGGCCTCAAAGCCAAGTTTCAGGTGCGCGTCGATCGCGGCCATGATCCAGGCCCGGCGGATGATTACGCCATCGTCACTGTCCCGTGGCACGCCCAGGTACACATGAGCGTACTCGTCGTAATCCTCGGCCTTCGCCGCCTCGATGATGTCTCGCATCGTCTGCGACAGAAACGGGTTCTCGTCGTAGTTGATTTGGCGCACCACCGTGTTGGGCGGCGGGTTCAGCACGAAACGCTTGTAGGCGAAGTCGGTCGCCAGTTTGGGGTTAAAGATGATCCAGATCTGTGACCCAGCCTTGCGGATGGTCGGTTCAAGAATTTCCCACTGCTCGGCGGTCAGGTTGTGGGCTTCCTCGATCCAGAGGATGTCGATGCCTTCCAGCGACTTGATTTCGTCGATCGAGCGCCACAGACCGTAGAACAAGAATTCCGTCTTGGTCCTGCGGTGGTGGATCTTGTTGTCCAGGATCCGGAACTGTGGGTTCAGCCCGAATCTCTCGATCTGGGTCTTCAGCAGCGTGTAGACCGATTCTTCGATCTTGTTCTGGAACTGCCGGACGCAGAGGATGCGGAGCTTGTAGTTGCTGGCCAGGAAGGTGGCGAAGCCCGCCGCGTCCCAGGATTTCGTGGACGCCCGGCCACCATGCAGCACTCGGTTCCGGGCCGGCGTCTGCCAGAACTCACGCAAAGCCGGGTTCAGCGTAGGACGGTCAATGACCTCCATAGAAATGGTCAAGCCCGGAAGGGGCGTCCTCAGTGGGGTCAGCTTCGCCGGAGGCTAGGCCGTATGCCTCGCGCTCCAGGCCGACCAGGTTCTTCAGGGTCTCGGCCAGCTTCTTCATGCCGTCCACCCGGCTCGGGAGCGACAGCACGCGGGCGAACAATTCCTGGCGCCGATCTTGCCCGCCTTCGCCGTCCTCGTTCAGGAGTTCGGCAAGCTGCTCGAATAGATCGAGGTCGCCGGTCTGGATTTCCAATTCACCCAGCAACCGCATAGCTAGGCTGCGCGCCTTGGCGATGTCCCGGCGGTGAGTCAGCCGGATATCGGCGATCACCTTGGCGTTCGCCTCAACGATCTGCCTGTCAGTTTCCAGCGTTTCCGTGGAAACTTCCTTGGAAACCGTCTGCTTGGAAACCAGCTCCTCGGCCTTAGCCTGGATGCGCTTGGACAGGTCACGGACCCATCCGTGCGTCTTGGCGCGCTTGTTGATGGCTGTATGGGATACGCCATGAGCGGCGCCGATTTCCCTCACCGACAACAGGCCGGCACGATAGTCCGCTTCGACACGCTCCCAGTCGGTCTTCTTCTTTGCTTCAGTCATGGAATTCTCGATTGCCCCCATCCGTCTACCCGCCTGGGCGAGCTGGGCGCCGCGGTTCTCGTCGTGCTGGCCACCGGCGACAAGACCGGCAAGAAGTGTCCCGCGCATTTGCCCCTGCACGGGCGCCAGGCCTGCTGAGGCGAATCATGGGGGAATTACTTGGCGGGAAGGAAGCAGTCCCAGTACCAGCCGTGCCCGGGAACATAGGAGAGCCGCCCCATATCAATTCGGTCGCGAGCTTCCTGCCATGTGCCGCCCGGGACTGGAGAGGCGCTATGGCCTTCGATCTCGTCTGTCAGGACGACTCGTCCGTCTGCATGGGTGCAGCGATAGAACATGGCGGCTCCAATGCAAAAGCCCCAGCGCATGGCCGGGGCTTCAATTCTTAAGGGCGCAAGAGCCCGGCGCTAGTATCCCACAATGCGGGGTACTTTCCGGAATGTCCGTGTCCCACTTTTCCTCACGTTGCCCTCAGCTCGAAGGGGATTCCAAGCTTTAGCATGGCTTGCACCTGCTCATATGTGTATTGAGGCGGTGGGCGATTCGCTACCGCTTCAGCCATGGCAATCAATTCCGCCCGACGCCGCGACGTCAGGCTGGCAACGTCCGCTTCCTTTTTGGCCGACCCCACGTAGTCGGCCATGTTGCCCCGGATCGTTGTCAGGTAGATATTGCCGACGGCATACGGACCCGTGTCTCCGTAACGGCCCATGCAGAGATCGTTAGGGCCGCTGCCACGCAGGTGATAGTGGTCTTGCCAGAACTCCCACCATTCGGCGAAAGTGAGTTCGAAGCCTATGCCGCGGCCAGCGGATCGGGTCTTCTGCTTCATGAACGCGTGGTATGGATCAGATAGCTTCTGGCTCTTGGCATGGGCTCGAATTCTCGCGAGAGCTTCCGGACTCAGATCGCCAAGGACGCTGGCGATACGGTCCTCGCCAGGCGCATCGTCCGGAATTGCATAGCTTTTCAGCCGGTAGGTCGCATAGCCGCCACGCTCATGGATGGGCGCGATGCGGATCAGGCTGCCGCCGTTCTCCATCGCCTGCAAAACGCGCGTGACGGCCTTCCGGGCGGACTCCCGGTCTTGTCGATTCTTGTTATCGCCAAGGATGTAATTGACGATCTCCATCATCCTGAAGTCTCGCTTGGGATACGTTCCCAGCAAATCAAGAACCTCGGTGGCGTATTTCATCGAATCTTCCTCTCCACTTCATTTCGGAACATACCTAGGTAAATCTTGTATTCAGTTTCAGTGAGTGCGACGCCCGTCGTCTTGGCGATCCATTCCCGCGCAGCCTTGACCCGGCCCCGGGCGTCAAGGTGGCCGAACATGGGGCGCTTCTGTGGGTATTCGGCAATGATCACCATGCGCTCATGCCAGGGAAGCGCCGCATGCATGCTCTCAACCGCCAGGGCGTGGTCCGTCAAGATTGGGCGATGGTCGTCTTCCCAGGACACATACGGCGTCATGTTGCCCACGGTGGCGCCTGACCATACCCAGCGGCTCCAATTCCAAAGCAGATCATCCCCAGTCAGCCTACTCATCGGCAACCTCGTACCGGTTGCACTTCTTGCCGTAGGGTTTGCCCTTCAGGCAGCGCGTAACCGTGTCGCCGAATGGGGTTTCGATGGCCTTGGCATGGGCGCAGCCCTTGCACGACCGATTTAGCGCCGCCTGCTGCCGGCTCATCACTACCAGCATAGGGTCGCGGAATTCCCACTTCATGAGGTCGACCATCAGAGAATCTCCAGGGACCAGAGGAATATCGCCAAGCACGAGGTGAAACACGCTACGGCCCCCAGGCACATCAACCATCTGTTCATCGTCCGATCTCCACGAGCACGAAGCCCTTCTTGTCTACGTCCAGCGCGCCGTCCAGCGTGAGGGGCCGGAACTGGCTGTCATCGATTCCCAGCGCCGCGGCGATGCCGTCCAGCCGCGGCTTCTCTGCCGACAGCAGGCCGTCCAAGTCGCGGCGCACCTTGTTGGGCGCGACCCAGGTAATCGACACTGGCACGTGGCCGGCGGACGCCAAGCTGTTCCGGCCCAGCGCCTCCTTAGCCGCGAAGAACGCGGACTCGCGCGCGCGCACCTTGGCCGCATGGCTGACGCCCCAGTGCTTGCCGCCCTTGCGGTTTGCCATGAGGCTGGTGTCGGGCCACGGCAGGCGGATGGTCAGGCGGTCTAAAGTCATGCGACCTCCCCCGCGCTTAGATCCAAACCCAGCGCGCGCTTAGCCATGACCAGGACGGTGATGGCATAACGCTTACCGCCCTTACGCTGATGCTCTTGCAGGATCTTTAGCGCCCAGCGGCGCTCGCTCGGCACTGAAGTTGCTTCCGGCAGGTCGATCATGCTTGCCTCCGATAGCTGGGCCAGTCGAACACGACCATCCGGCCGCCGCCCTCTCGCAGACGATCGATGACGCGCTCGCCCAGGTACTCGGTCAGCGGCTCCTTGGCCAGATTGCTGATCACGATCGTCGGCTTGAGCCCTTGATATCGGCCGTTGATAACCTCGAACAGGTACATCTTTTCCGTCTCGCTGCCGAACTGCACGCCGACCTCATCGAGAACCAGCAGATCCGGATCGACGAGGTTCTTGATGGCATCGGCCTCGGTCAGCTCAGAGCCTTTTCGATACGTCTCCTTGATGGACCGAACGGCCCCAATAACCGACGAGAACACCGCCACGCGGTCAAGCGCGATGACTTCGTGGCAGACGCCGACGGCCAGGTGAGTCTTGCCCGCTCCCACTCCGCCGCAAAAGATCAGGCTCTGGCCGGTCTTTTGGCATTCAGCGAAGTTCGCCGCGAAGTCCTTGGCCACCGCCAGCGCTTTGGCCGGCCCTTCGGCATGAGACACGAAGTTGTCCAGCGTCTTGTCCGCGAACCGAGGCGGGATGGCGGCGCGTCCCAGCAACTCTCTTACGCGGCGCTGCCGCAACTCAACCTGCCATTTGGCGTGAGCCTCAGCCGCTTCGCGCTCCTGCTGCTGCTTGATGCAAACGGGACAGCCAGACGTGTGACCCATGTACGTGATCGCGGTGTAGTCGCCATGCTGCTCGCAGCGCTGGCTGGATTGCTCAGTCTTAAAACGTGCCATCGGCTGCAACCCCGGCGTGGTAATCCTGCTCGTTGAAGTTTCCATGCGCTGTCACTCCATTCGGTTTCGTTCGGGTTTGGGCCCGGGGCGGGTATAGGCCTTGGTAGCCGCTGGCAATGCTGTTGGCGATCACCGCGCTCGGCTGATGGCCTTCTGCGCGCAGGTCCGCCAGCTGCTTCAGCTGCAGCTTGGCGGCCTCTTGCGTCACCGGCTTCTTGCGGGCCTTCCGGTCGGCAACCCAGATGACCCAGTCTTCACGGTCAAGCCAGTCCGGCAGATCGATCGCTGAGGCATCGAATCCGTTCCCCCGCTTGCGGGGGTTAGGGGGTGTTTGTTTTTCTTCTTTATCTTTATCTTCTTCTTTATCTTTATCTTTCGTAGTTGCTACGGTATCTACGCCAACTACGGGTATGGACTCGAACTCGCTCTCTGGTAGGGAAGACAAGAACGTCAAGGTCTGCTCGTAGGTGATCAGGTCTTTGGAATTTGTCTTAGAAATCAGAGAGTTCAGCGCGGCACTGCGGTTGAACCACTCGCCATTCAGGCGGCTCGATTCGAAGAATTTGTGAATGGCCCTTTCGTTTCGCTCGTCGGTTTTAAGCGTGGCGAGCAGGACGAATTTCGATGCGGAACCTGTCTGTAGATCCTTCACGCGGGACCAAGGATTCCTACTAATTCCTATCTTCACTACGTCGTTATCCGTAGAAGCTACGTAGTAGATGTAGTTGCATCCGGACGACTTCCCCTTTCCATCGGCACCGTCTTCCCTACTCGGCTGCCGGCGCTCCCAGCCAGTGAGGCGTTTCCCATCCAGGACGCGGCCTTGCATAGCCTGTGTGATTGCGCACACAGCCTCATCGCTCTCGTTCAGCGCGCTCGCAATGTCCTCTTCCAGAACGTCGTAAGTACCGCGCTCGCTGTTCTGGGACGCCGAAGCAAGAATTTGTAGCCACACAGCTTGCACGGTCGATATCGACTGCCCGGAAGCACGCGCGATCGTTCTCCATTTAGGATCGTTCGGCATGTCGTGCCATAGCCGGAACCATTCATTCGCCATGGCGGACTCCGTACACGGTCATGTAGCCAATCTCGGCCTCAAGAGGCCAGAGCCCCAGCACAATCAGGGACAAGCGGGTTTCTTGAAATCCAGCCTCCCACAGCGCCACCTTCTCTTCGTAGCTGGCACCGGTTTGGTTCTGATCGATATAAGCGTGGCACGTAACGCAGCCCCACGCGGTGGCCCAGTCGTGCGCCTTCAGCCATCCGGCCTTCCCATGACGCGACTGGTTTGAGTGACACGCGACCACGGTTGCGGCGTCACCGCAGCACACATCAGGCACCTGAAGCTTGCAGGGCATCCCCTTGGCCAGCTTCAACAGCGCCAGGTTGCGGTACATCGTCTTGGTTGAGCGTACGGTCTTGCGCTTCGCGGGCAGCTTGGCCGTGCCGCGCTTCATCGGCGCCTTCGCGCGCAGCGGTGTCGACCGCTTGAGGGCAGAGTTGCGGATCATTCTCCAAATCCTTGCAAGACGAGTTCCAGCATTTCGCTGGCACGCGCGGCCGGCAGATGCGGCCACATAGTTTTCTGGGCGTGCGCCGTGCGCAGGAAGGCAACAGCGTCCTCGTGGAATTGCTCCATGTCGGCCTGCTCCAGCTTTGCGTAGCTGATTGACCGCGGCACGGGGATGACACCGCCCTTCGGGCCCGGGTACCAGTCCACGAAGCCACTACCGGTCTTCAGCCAGGCGCGGAAGGCTTCGAACTCCTCAAATCGGTCTTGTGCCTCGAAGAGGGCCGACTCCAGCGCCATGTGCTTGCGGTGGTACCACCCAGTACGCTCTTTGTGCGTAGTGATCGACAGCATCTCGCCCGGCTCAAGCCGAACCAGTTGATTCCACAGCCGGCGCCATTGTTTGCGCCCGCGCTCACCCAGGCCGTCGACCATGCCGAAGATCATTCGGCGTGCGGCTTCCTTTTCCTGCTCGGAGACTTGGACAGGCTGCTGACGAACCAGGGTGATATCGGCCATGTCAACGATCCCTGTTGTGGTTTTCGATCTCGGACTGGAGGTACTTAGCCAGCATCGTCTTCATGGCGAATAGCTCGTGCCGACTGATGACCACCGCGTTAGACGGGGACAACTGAAAGCCGAGAGCTGCCAAAAGGTGGCAAAACCGATCCATTCCATCCTTCGAACGACTAAGCGTGCTCGCATCAACGTCCATGCAAGCGGCTGCACGCTCCTGCGTGAACTCCGCAAGCCGGCGCAAAATCTCGCCTTGAATCCTTGCGCCGTTCTTGCGTGTGCTTTCCACATGCTCAGCTGATACTGGTTGCGTGCTCATCGAGTACTTCCTTATGAACAAAGAGCGAGGTGTGTTTCGTGACCGAAACGGAAAAGTTGTTGATCAGCGCCCAGGACTTGGCCCGCAGGGTCTTTGAAGATCCGAGCGAAAAGGCAGTCATGGACTTGTTTCAGGAGCTTTGCGCCGAGCGTGACCGCATGGCGTGGGCGACCGAAGGGCGCGAGAGCGCGACGGTGCATTGATGTCATGCCGCAGTCGCCTCGTGTGCTCGACGCTGGCGTTTCGGCTTGCGAAGCACGTCCCATCGAAAGCTGGGCAACAGCTCTTCGCAGCGCACGCCGGTGGCCTCCTCGATCAGCGGACAGTGCTCGGAGGGGAGCGGACGCTTGAGATTCACCCACTCATGAACGCTGACCGGCGTCACCTTGAGAATGCGAGCGAGGGCGGATTGCCCGCCGGCTATGTCGCATGCTCGGGCTAGGGATTCGTGTCGTTTTTTCATGTCCATGCCGCATTATTAGGCGTCGCCTAATGTATGTCAATAGGAATTGCCTAATGCGGCTATACAAGGCGAAAGTTAGGCAATGCTTAATGGAACTGACCTCGGAGCTGCCATTAAGGCAGCCATTGAAAAGAAGATCGCCAGCGGAGCCGTCGCTTCGCAGGCCGCGATCGCACGTCATTTCAATGTCAGGCCACCTTCCATCCACGACTGGATAAAGAAGGGCTCGATCTCCAAAGACAAACTCCCGGAGCTGTGGCGCTATTTCTCGGACGTCGTGGGCCCGGAACATTGGGGCCTAAAGTCTTGGCCAGACATGGGGTCGTCCATAGCATCAGAGTCGGCGCCTCAGCACAAGCCGTGGCCTTTCAAGACGATCCCCGAAGACCAGATCCATGAGCTACCGGAGTCCCAGCTAAGCGCCCTTGAGGGCGCAATCCAGCTGGCTATCGCCCAGATGAGGCTCGGGATCCAGGTTTCAGCGCAACCGCTCGCTACGCCGACCCGAGTTTCTGTACCGATTCGTTCGCACAAGCCGGGCGGCCTAGTCGATATGGACCATGCCGACGATCCATTCCCCATGCGAATCCAAGGCCTCCCCCCTGCCCCGTGGGAAGGCGGAAATACAACACACCAGGCAGAAGCCAATCCCAAGATCCGGATCAGCACCCAAACTGGGGTGATCGCAAATGTCGGCCCAGGCGAACCTTACGCAGCGAACGACAAGTTCGACAAGGTGCCAGAGATGGCCGACGTGCGGCTTGCCGCCGGCGATGGCATCGAGAACCACATCGAGGAACAGACTGGCGTGATGCACTTCCGCCGCTCGTTCCTGCGCGCAGTGGGTGCAGATGCCGGGAAAGCCAGGGTTGTCTACGCCAAAGGCGATAGCATGGAGCCCATCATTCGTGATGGAGCTGCGCTGCTAGTCGTGCCGAACGAGGATCTGACCGTACGCGACCTCGCCGCGGGCGGCGTCTACGCCATCAACTACGACGGCAAGATGATCGTGAAGACGGTGACGCGGGATCGCCTGACGAAGCAATGGGTGGCGCGGTCATTCAATCCGGCTTACCCCGACATCCCACTTGAGAATGGCACGCCTGTGCGCGTGCTGGGCCAGGTTGTCTGGTCTGGCGCCAGGTTGCGGGATGATGAGGCGGGACAGTGGGTGAGGTCCTGAAATGAAAAAACCGCCTCAAAGGCGGCTTAACTGATCTTGTCGGCTTGCCCGTTCGTCTTCTCGAAAGTTCGCTTTAGAATCACGATGAGGGAGAACAGCCCAGCCAAGGAGATGACAATCTTGTTCCCGGTCAGCAGCATCTGCAAGGCCTTGGTGGATATGGCCGTCAGGGATAGTAGCAGCATGGGAAAGATGACCACGCCATAACTCACGTCACCAGCAAACGATTCCCACGAACGCCGACATTTGTCCAGCCAGCAACGGAACGCTGCATAGAGAATGGCCACCGCGATGGTGGCCATATCTACCCAGTTACCGTCTACTAACTCCGACATCAGACGAGATGAACCACCTTGACGAGCAATGCCGTCGCAATGCCACCGACGATTGCGCCCATCGAGTTCATGTCCAAACCCGCCAGATTGACATCAAATTTTCCCAGAAAGGCCCCAGCCGCAGCCGCGCCAAAGATAGCGCCCGCGACAACCCAACGCGCGTACTCTAGTTTCTTGACTGGTTTCATGGCTTTCTCCTTTCTGCACAAGGGCTCCCTCCGTTTCGTATAGGCGTGACAATGCATCGAAAGGGGTGGGGAGTGGTCCTGGAGGTGACTAAGCCGCCTCTCCGGCTACTGCGAAACCCCAGTTGCTGGGGCCTTAGTTGCTCAAATAAGAGCAAGTCCAGAATATAGCCGATCCATTCGAAATTCAATAGCTCTGCTTATATTTAGGGACATAACAAGCCACCTCCGGGTGGCTTTTTGTTGGCCGTTGCGTCGCGCGTGGCGCTACCGTGCTTGCTTAGTTGAGCCGCCCTTCTTTCGCCCGGACCGCCAGCACCGTCTTGTTGTCTTTCGCCAAGTCGCACTCGTAGGTCACGGTGGTGAAGGCGCCGAAGCCGTTCTGGAACTGAGCCTTGTCACCAATATAGGTAATCACCCCGGACTTCTTGTCCTTCCAGCGGAAACGGTCGAACTTGGATTCTAGGAAGCTATCCGTCCACTTGAAGTCATGCTTTGCTAGCTTCTCGACTTCTCGGGCGCAGTACACGCCGGCCGATACAACACCCGCATTCCCCAAGCATGTTAGATCCGTCGCGTCGCAGGACGACGCCTCGGTTTTGGATGCGGACGCACCTGGCTTGGAGGCATCACCTTTATCCCCGCCAAGCACAAAATAAACGATCCCGAGGGTGACGACCCCGATCAGCAGCGGGTGCGCCTTCTTCTTGGGGATTGAGATCTTGACGGGCGCGCCACAGCTAGCGCATGTCTTGGCCTTATCGCTGACCTCTTTGCCGCATTCCTTGCAAGTGATGAGAGCCATCTACTACACCTTGTAATTAGACGATTCAGCATGATAGCCGATACGGTCTAAGCCTCTTTCCTTCCGGCTCCGCCCTCCCTCGCAACTCAGACGCCCCACCTAGCGCGGGCTTTTCTGTGTCCTCGCGAAAAATATTAGGCGACGCCTATTGACGAAACATTAGGCGTCGCCTAATATTCACCCATGCGCTGCAAACACAGCGAAGCAAGACCTCCACGGAGCCGCACCCTCGGGACACCTCGGCGGCAGACGTTAGCCCACACACATAAAGAGTCGGCATGGAGAAGAGGCAGCAGCACCAGCAGTACCGCTCTTTACTCGCCTGGGAGACCAACCAGGCCGTCGTTGGCGAGGACAGTAAATCGCACTGCAGCCACCCGGGCTGGATATGAATAGCGGGGAGCCGTGGAGGCCCGGAAACGGACAAGACGGGGCAGCGAATGAAAGCTCGCTGCGATGAAGGGTGGTAGCCCCACCCTTCCAGATTCATCTGAATGCCAACTCATCCGAGTTCCGGCATTTTCATGAACTTGGAGAAACCATGAGCAACGCATTCGTAGTTGGCCAGTACGCAGAAGGCCAGGGCGGCATCTACATCGGGCTGACAGCCCAAGGTCGCCACCTGTTCGCCGCGGCTGCCCCGCTGGATGGTGAATTCGAATTCGGCGGCTACGGCGACAAGCTGGAAGGCTATTCCGACCTGGATGGCGCCGAGAACACCCGCAAGCTGCTGGAGCGCGGCAACCACCCGGCGGCGCTGGCTGCATCCGAGTACGCCGCCGACGGCCACAAGGATTTCTATCTGCCGTCCCATCGCGAACTGCTGCAAGTAGTGGCTGCGGAGGGCTTTGATGACGACGGCGAGTACACCTGGACCTCGACGCCCTACGGCTCCAACGACGCCTGGGCGGTGTATTTCGAGAACGGCCTCGTCGACGACTGGAGCCGCAACTTCGAGTTCCGAGTTCGTCCCGTCCGCAGCATCATCGCTTGATCAATTCATCCCTTTGCCCCGGCTTGCCGGGGCGATCCTCTCTCGGCTGCTCAGGCCGGCGCATCCCGCTCCCTCCCTTACGTCCTCCGTCAGCCTTCCCCAAGGCTGGGGGTGCGCCGCCCTGAGCATCTACTACTTACGCAGCCCTCCCCCACCTATCCAAGCAATTCGCCTAAAGCAATCCCGGGCCCGGGAGCGTGATCGGTGATGCGCCGTGACTGGATGGCTGGAGGCCTGCACCTTTTCCTGCGGAGCAGCCATGTTCCACAACTTCAAATACTGGGCGCCCTATCTGCTCGTGCTGTTCGGCGTCCTATTTCTTCTGATCGGGTGGTGATATGGACCGAATCCACGGTGACGAACACCTAGAAGTCTTGACGACTTCGCCTCAAGAAGTTGGCGAGGTCATGCAGTCAATCCATGCCTGGGATTCTGATGGGCATAACTCGCACTGGTGGGCGGCACGGTTGATGGAGACGGATCTATTCCGCGACCTGGATGTGTACGACGCCGAGCACATGCTGCGCGCAGTGATGCGCAGTGGCGATTCTCAGATAGCACGGCTCCAGCGAAAGATCCTGGACGCGGTGCAGATTGAACTGGACGGCTGACATGCGAACTCTTATCCGAACTCATTGGGAAGGCATCGTGATGGCCCTCCTAATGACCATCGCCTTCACTCTCGCTGGCATGTTGGACGAGCCGGCCCCCACTCTCACCGCTAAAGACGACGGCCGACCGACGGCATACGCATCCAAGGAATGACATGACCGAAGCAACCCAACTTGCCGAGCTGCCGCCGCAGGAATCGGCCCTGGAGGTGTATTCGAAGCCCAGCGGCCTGGAACCCTGGCTCGACAAGATCCGCGCCGAGGTGTCGGGCCACGTGCCGGACATGACGACCAAGAAAGGCCGGGATGCCACTGCCAGCTTGGCGTTCAAGGTGCGGAAGTCCAAAACCGCTCTGGACGCGCTGGGCAAGAAGCTGGTGGACGACCTGAAGGATGTGCCGCGGCGAATCGACGCCGAGCGCAAGCGCATGCGTGACACGCTCGACGCGCTGGCCGACGAGGTGCGCGCACCGCTGAACGCCTGGGAGCAGGCCGAGGACGACCGCGTGCAGCGGCACAAGGATGCGATCGAGGGGATCGTCTCCCTGGCTACCGACTGCGGCGAAACGGTCGAATCTATCCGCGCCGCCATCGCGGCGGCCGAAGCCGTCGCCATCGGGCCCGAGTGGGAAGAGTTCGAACCGGAAGCCGCCCGAACCAAAGATAAGGTGCTGTCTGGCCTGCGCGGCTGTCTCGCGGCGCGCGAAAAGTACGACGCCGAGCAGGCCGAGCTGGCCCGCTTCCGCGCAGCAGAAGCAGCGCGCGAGCAGAAGGAACGCGAAGAGCGCATCGCCCGCGAAGCCGCCGAGAAGGCACAGCGGGAAGCCAACGAGCGGGCCCAGGCCGAGCGCGACGCCGCCACGCGCCGCGAAGCTGAAGCGCGGGAGGCCGCTGACAAGGCGCGCCTGGCTGCCGAGCTGGCCGATCAGCGCCGCGAAGCAGCGGAAAAGCAAGCGGAGATTGACCGCCTGGCCGCCGCCGAACGTGAGCGCGTGGCCGCTCAACAGGCCGAGCAGCGCCGGATCCAGGCGGCCGAGCAGGCCGCGGCGGCCGAACGCCAGCGCATCGCCGACGAACAGGCCGCCGAGGCCGCCGAAGCCCGGCGCCGAGAGGCCGACCTGGCACACAAGGCCAGCATCAACCGCGCCGCCCTGAATGCCTTCGTCCTGGGCGGCATGCCCGAGGACTGCGCCAAACAGGCGGTCACGCTGATCGCCAAGGGCCTGATCCCCAATGTCCGTATCACCTACTGAGGACGCCATGACCGAAGTTATCGACGCCCCGGCCCGCGCAGTGGCCATGCAACCCGAGCCGGTCGCCGGCCAAGTCGCTGTACTCGCCGCCAATTCGCCCATGGGCATGATGATGGCTGCCGTGAAGCAAGGCATCCCCCTGGATCAGATCAAGGAAATGATGGCGATCCAGCGGGAATGGGAGGCGGACGAAGCGCGCAAGGCCTTCAACGATGCCTTCGCCGCGTTCAAGTCCGAAGCGGTGGAGATCATCAAGCGCAAGCAGGTCGAGTTCAAGACCGACCGCGGCACCACCAGCTACAAGCACGCCGAGCTGTCCGATGTAGTCACGGCCGTGGGCCCTGCCCTGTCCAAGCACGGCTTCGCTTGGGGTTGGGACGTCGAACAGAAGGACGGCCGGATTCACGTCACCTGCACGCTGGTGCACCGCCTGGGTCACGAGAAGTCTGTGACCCTGAGCGCGCCGCCGGACGAAAGCGGGAAGAAGAACACGATCCAGGCCATCGCCTCGACCACCACCTACCTTGAGCGCCACACCCTGAAGGCGGTCTGCGGCATTTCCGAAAAGGGCGACGACAACGACGGCGCCGGCGCGGATGACGCAGCACTGGATTTGCGCGACGAATGGATCAGCAAGCTGGCCCAGGCCGAGACGATGGAGGCTGCGTCCGAGATTTGGCAGGCGGGCTGCAAAGCGATCGAACAGACCAATAACCTCGCGGCCTTTGCAGCTTTCAAGCAGGCCTATGGCGACAAACGCAACATGCTCAAGCAGGAGGCCAAGTAATGGACCCGATCATCCACACCGCCCCGCAAGGGTCTCAGGAATGGCTGGACGCCCGCCGCGGCGTCATAACCGGCAGCCGCTTCAAGGATGCACGGTCCAAGCTGAAAGCCGGGGGGCCGTCGAAAGACTGCCTCAAGTACGCGATGGATGTTGCGCGCGAACGTGTCGGCGGCCGAGCACCGGAAATCTTCGCGAACGCAGCTATGCGTACCGGCACGGAGCAGGAGCCTTTTGCGCGGGCTGCCTACGAAGCGAAGACGGGCAACTTTGTCGATGAGGCGGGATTCATCACCACGGGCGACGGCCTGTTTGGCGTGAGCGTGGACGGCCTCGTCGACGACGACGGCGTCATCGAGATCAAGACCATGGTTTCGTCCGACACCCTGTTCACCGCAGTGGTCGACGGAGATATCAGCGCCTACACCGACCAATGCAACGGCGCCATGTGGCTGCTCGGCCGCAAATGGGTCGACCTCATCCTGTGGGCGCCCGACCTGGATCCTATCGGACGTCAGCTCACGATCATCCGCATCGAGCGTGACGACGACATCATCGAAGAACTCGAAGGCGACCTAATGGCATTCGAGCGCCTGGTCTCCAAGTACGAAAACCTGCTGCGCAAGGAGGCAGCTTAATCATGGCTCAACTGTTTGGCCTGGCCCGCATCGGCCGCGATGTTGTTGTCCGTCACACGCAAGGCGGTGAGCCGGTGGCGAACCTGGCGCTGGCTTTTGCCTACGGCAAGAAAGACGCCGACGGTAAGCGACCGACTCAATGGGTGGACGCCTCACTGTGGGGCCAGCGCGCCGAAGCGCTCGCGCCGTATCTCACGGTCGGCATCAAGGTCAGCGTCACCATCGATGAAGTGCACATCGAAACCTACGAACGGCAAGGCGGCGAGCGCGGCGCCAAGTTGGTTGGCCGCGTTTCCAACATCGAGTTCGGTGGTGCGCCGGCTCAGCAACAACCGGCCGCAGCGGAACCGCCGCGCCAGCAAAGCCAACCCGCTCCGCAACGCAGCGCCGCCCAGCCTTCCCAAGCCTCAACCCTGGCCGATATGTCAGACGACGTGCCTTTCTGA